TTTCTCCTGTTATGCCAGTGCGTAACGCCCTTTGCGCGTACCCCAGCCTTGTTCCATCATGTCAATGACTTCTTGTCCGGTGCCTTCATACGGCTTTTCATCTTCCGGCTTATGCGGTCTGTATACGTGCATCATCGCATAGCGCAATTCATCCGCTGCATGGTCTTCTGCGTGGGTGTCCAGATCCTCCGGATTCTTGTTGCTGCGTGGCAACGCCGGCATGGTTCGCATCAGTGCATCGTTCCAGCCGTTAAAGCAGAAAAAGCGTTCTTTTATCAGCGCGTCGTTAATCACGCGCCATCCGGTGATACGGTCGTTGGATGCTCTGGTTAAAAACAATCCATGCTCTGCAAACACATCTGCCGGTGAATGAGAAATAGCAGCCGACAGACGGCGCTTGGTAAACATCGAAGGGTCGCAATAGATGGTTTGTGGGTAGCGGCCCTCTGTAAACGGACAACTCTCAATCAATTTCGTGATGTTGTCTGCATGTTGCGATGCACTGGCGTTGTCCTGGTAATACTCTGCGATGCGATAGACGTTGCCATCGTAGTCCACCGTGTATAGGCCAAAAGAAGTGGGTGCCGCTTCACCGTAATCCATAGCGCCAAACAACGGCCAGTGGTCAGGTATTTCGTAACTGTTGACCGTGATCTTCTTTTCGTTCCAGTTGGTGAAATATTGGCCGACAAACGCATCCCAATCGCCTTCCAGCCATGCTTTCACCAAATGCTCATCGCCCACACTTTTCAAACGGTTGATATAGTGCGGATCGCGGTCTAACAAAATCTTGTTATCCGTCACCAAACTGCGGATATACATACGGCTCATGCCGTCTTCGCCCTCGATCACCGTGCCTTCCGGTGCAGGGTCGATAAAGTATTTCTTGATATTCTGGTGGTTTGGCCCACCCGGGTTACCGGAACTAACGATCTTCTTGTCCGGAACATCAGCACTGCCCGAACGTAAACACGCCTTGATCTTGTGATACGCTTTTAAATCGCTCCAGCTTCCTAACTCGTCAAAAGCCACAAACGTAAAAGCCATACCCTGATAGTGGTCTGCATCGGCCTCGTTTTCTATGTGTCTCAGCTTCAGCGTAGCTCCGTTTGGAAACTGCCACTGATGCGTTCCGACCTTGTATTCTGCATCCGGGTAAAAATCACGATACATTTTGCGCGTCTGGTCTATAATTTCGTCCAGTTCCGGGTAGGTTCTGCGAAACAACACGCCTTTCCAGTGTTCACCGTATTTTTCCACGCCCATGAGGAACATGTAACACAACGTCCAGGATTTACCGCCACCTCTACCGCCTCCGTAGAATATTTCATCGACAAAGTTGGCGCGTATCGCCTTTTCTTGCGGCCCGGCTTGCGGTTGCCAGTTCATTTGGCCTTCACCTTCAGCTTTTTCGGCTTTTCCACCGGAATATTCTTCCAATGCTTGTTTTCGCGGTGTAAACTACCCCAATTATCCACGATTTTCTCACATCGAGAGTCCGTAGGGTAGATTTTCGGCCTGTATAATTGCTCTTCCAGTATCATCCGACTGTTTCCTCAACAGTGAACTGCGCTTCGACCATCTGCTCGTTCTGTTTCAGCCATTCTTCGTAACTTTCCGCTACCGGCGGTGCATTTAACGGCTTAATCTCCACCGTATGCTCAACCTGTAGACGGTTATCGCCCACTTCTTCACGAATCTCTTTCAACACCTTCAACTTCAGCGCCACGCGCTTCTCGGGTAGTTTGTTGTAAATCTCTTCCAGCGCCAAAACCCGATTCTTTCGCCAGGCCAACGGCACCTCATCGAAATCCTTGCGATCTCGCTCCAGCGCCTCTTGCAGTGCCTCCTTGAACTCCGGCTTTTTACGCCATGCCGCCACCGTAGAGCGATTCACATCCAGTGTTCGCGCTACTTTCTCTCCGCATTTGTCCGGAGTCCACCGATCCAACACGATCAGTTGCACTGCTTGCTGCTGTAGTTCACTTAACGCCATCAGTAACTCCACAGTGCCGGACGCGGTACGTGAAACCCGTCACCCGGCCCGATAATGTCCAGATGCAAAAACCTCTTCGCTCCGGACTGCTGCACCCCTAACCCTGTAAACCCCAGCTTCACCGCTGCAAACAACACCTGGAAAGCAAACACCCTCTCACACGCCACATCCACCGCCTTGCCGCTGGTATGCGAACCGGTTGGTTTACCGTCTGCCAACTTCGCCGCTTCAATCGGATGATCCGGCGAACGATACCCTGACGTAATCACCAACGGCTTACCCACCGCCTCTCGCAATCGCTGCAACTTATCCATCAACCCCTCATCCACCCGACACACCCCCGTTGCTGAACACGCCATCTCGTCAAACGAGAAATTCGGCCAGCGGTCTGAAGGCCATTCGGCCTGATGGAAGTCTCTTTGCATAGGTCAAAAATACCTAAGTAGCTGAGATGCAAAAGAAACAGGTGTGCAGTACATGCACTTTTTTCTAAAAAAATTTCACAGAGATAAAAAACAATTTGACAAACGATTTCCGCGAAGTTAGGCTTGGGGGGGTAAGGGGGGGCAAACCGGTTAAACACGTCACCATGTACAAACGTCAAACGTCACCGGGTACCCAGTGTACACGGTGTACCCAGTGTACCCCATGTACTCAATCCTGACAAAACGTGTACCCCACCACCCAACCACCCATAGCAAAAACATAAAGTGTCACATTTCACCCAATCACCCGATAACACGGTGACACAGTGTACCCAGTGTACCCGGTGTACACCCCTCAACCACATTCGCCCACGATACAAGCTCACCGCGTCCAGCGTCACCATTCGGGGCATGGTCACCGCGTCACGGATGGTCACAACTTGGTGCTGAGATGGACACGCATATGGATGGGTATATACGGGTTCGTTCGCTTTTAACGGCACCCCTTGTCGCTTCGCCTTCCAGCCCGGCCATGACCGAAAACGAAGACAGAAACCAAACCAAAAACCAGCGCGCAAACTTAGTCCAATATTGCCGGTTATCGCACTATTCCAGGCGTATAAGCCTAGACTATAGACCAGGTTTAACCGTCGATAATGCCGGATCGATCCGGTAATATAAACGCGTATAAATTTGATTGTTTGGGTTGTATTGGATTGTGGTTTCAAGTATCAGGATCGGTCAAGCAATACACCAGCGCAAGCAAACCAGCGCGCAATACGTCGCAATAGTCGCCAATTGTCGCAAGCAATACACCAGGCGCAAACCTTGCCGACTATGCACAAAAAAGCGCCCTACCAGCGTAAACCGGCAAGGCGCTCTGTTTGGTTTGTGTGGTCTATCTGCTTAATGCACTCCGATCAATACGGGTGTTTGTTTAGTGTCACTGCGACCACAAAAGTGTCCAGACTTTGTGCAAGTTCCACATTTACCAGGACATACAAAAGCTTTTTTTATTCCGGCATCAATACCGGCAGTACGTACGGCGCTCTTATATTCCGGCGTATTGTATTTACCTTTTAGCTTTTTATCGATTTCTACGGCGATAAAATCGCCACGAACAATAGGCAATTGCGAAACTTGAGCTCGTAAATGTTCGGCGCTTGCGCCATTGCTTAGGTTAAGCAAATAGTTATCGGGCCAGCCGATTTTTGGCGCTCGTTTTGTAGCATAGTCCAACAATAACTGCCAGGATTTAGAATAACCGTAAACGCGTAAATCAGGCCTGGAGCGCAACAACACAAACCAATACGTTACAGTCAACAAACTATCAAAATCGCCATCCACATATAACCGGCAGTCAATACCCGCGGGTAGTTCCATAGTTTTTTTTGTGATAAGTTTGCGACCAATAGCCGATTTAATTAATAACGTATTTTGCACCTGGCGAAATAGCGCCGTCGGATAGCGCCAAGACTTAACCGTATAACAATATCCAGCGCCAGCCACATTATCCACAAACCAACAAGCTCCAGCGCCAGGACAAGTTACACCGGGTAGTGTGCTAAAACTGGCAAAAGGTAACTTATTGTTTCCGTCAAGATTCCAAACCGAAAACGGCGTATTATCCGGCATTCCTTGGTCAATCCATTGTGCCAGTTTATTGGCGTAATATTTCCAGGTTCCGCGAGTATTTGCGCCATCAATTTGGCGTAACAATTCTATCACTTTCGCGCTCTTACCAGCGCCGGCGGCTTGCGCTATTTCCAGCGCTTGTTTTTTTGTCATAACAAACTTAGCCATTATTTGACTGCTTTTTTAGGGCTAGTATTTCTTCACCTAAGTAATACGTATAGCTTTGCAAATTCTCTATTCTTTCACTTTGTATTCTGGCATATACATACAAACCACAACAAACGAACATTAAAATAATTATTAGCAATTCCATGTTATTTGTACTCCGGAATAATGGTGAAACCACTACCGACGGTTTGTATCTGTGGTTTACGGTTTGCCAATTCGTAAAGGTGCGCAAACTCATCAAGAAAAAACTGTTCTATTGTTTGTGTTTTTGGTTTGCGCTGGGCTGTTGGCGCTTGTCGCCTGTCGTCAAACTGAAACTGTGACTGTTGCATAGTGTCCTCATTTGGTTAAAGTAATATGATACAGAGAAACTTAACCTGTTGTTAATTTCTTGTCAAGCTTATAATGTATATATATCTGTTTTTGTTTAGCGATAACTTGCCGGCGTTTGTCCAGGTTAACCGGCGCAACATATAAAACCGGTTTATCTGGTTTGGTTTTTTCTCTGGTTTGTTTCTGGTTTGTTTGTAAATAAATACAAGATAATACGATATCAATCAATCCTGATTAAACCGGCAAACCAATTGAAAACTGATTGAGATTGATTGAGATTGATTGAATCCGATTAGATTAGATTGGAATCGATTGCGATTGGATTAGATTGAGATTAGATTAGATTGCACTTGACAATAGATTAACCTGACGTTAACTTGATTGTCAATCATATTACCTAACTAATCGAAAGGATTACGATGGATACCCAACCCACACAGATGCAGATTACGATTGCAAATCATTTCAAATTTGATTGCATGTTGTTAGAGAATTTCGACGATGAACGCCCCAGCCAATACGATTCCGGATCGGGGGCGTGTCAAAAATGGGTATGTGCAGAGGTTACCGATTTCCGTTCCGGGCGCGGTGCATGGCATATCGTCGAAATCAAATCGCCTGTTCCAGAATGGGCGTTGGAAACGGCGAGGTTTTCCATTGATTATGATTCGTGGTATGTAAAGCTGGTCACGTCAAGGTTGGAATCGGCGTTGGAATGTGCTATGGATCTAGAAGAAAATATCGTAGCAGAATAATTTAGAGAATCCCACATTTTTCATTATAATTTTAACAGGTTAAACAAACGGAGGAATCACAATGGTATCAATGAATGAGCATAACGAGATACAAAAACCAGAAGACGTGCAGTATAGCAGTCGCAACACTAATATCAAATACGAAGACGATCATTTTAATGACGGCATAGGTGAAGACGATCCGCCTACCGATACCAATCTACAAGTCAAGACGTTTTACTACTCAGCACGAGCATTAGAGCGCATTGAGTTACGGTTGTCCAGTATGGGCAAATTGCACGATCTCGTTAAACGTGTTGAAGATCACTACAACGAGTATACAGAGAGTGGCGAACAGATAAACCACGAACGATATGATTACACCTCTACCCTCACGCTTGAAGTCGAAGATGCGAAACAACTGGTCGAAGATTTACAAAAGGCTATCATTGTAGCCGAAACAGCTACAGCAGAGTATCGCGCCTACCAATCCGCTAAGTGGGCGGCTGAACGTGCAAAAAACGAGGCCGACAATGGCTAAAACAATCACAATATCAATGCCCGATAACGAATACGCTCATCCATTGTACGTGCCAAACGTCAAACGTGCATTCATTCAATACGATCCAGAGTTACAGGCACTCCACGCTGACTACACCGAAAACGATAGTGTGTTGGCAGAAGTAAGAGAAGGTGAGGTTTTTCAGTGGCCGATTGAAGTTAATAGGACACGCGAACAGATACAAGATGGCTTAGATACGATTAAAAACGCATTGGAATCCAATCAGGTTACACCAGAGCAAATCACAGAAATTGCCAATGGTTCCACACTGCAAAAAGCGTCTACTGATATAGGCAGAGTGTTCGATTATTACGATAGTCTGGATTATAACGGCGGTGTGGCGCAAGCATACGATTGGGTAAATGTTGAGGCGTGGCTTGGCTCACAAACAACAGAAGAATTTTGCGAGGGGTTGAATGACGATCCATCAGATCAATTACGTGAGTGGTTTGGTGATGGCGACCTCAAGCAAGAAGACGACGAAGGCAATCGGCATGTTCATCACGATACGGAGACTACCACGATAATTGGCCTATTGGATTACTGGCGCGACCGTGTAGACGAGTATCGTGCGGAAAAGGCGACGGTGTAGCCATGACTAAACAAGAAATACTGGAATGGCTAGAACGATTGGCTCAGTTTCGCACCGAATCGATTACCAACGAAACAGAGCGCGAACGCATGGCGGCCAACGAAGAGTTTAATACCGGGTTTGGTTGGCTGATACGCGATCTCAAAACGGATCTGGAAAGTGAGGCAAACTGATGACTGTATTATCATTGCCCCATCCGTCAGCAGATTTGCTTGGCCCGTTCCTGGAGTCACAAACCACAACCCATACACGTATAGCTTACAGCGCCGATCTACGGGCGTTTTTTGGCACGGAGTTGATTACGATTGACCAGGTAACTTCGATTGGTTTTGAGGATGTTGAGCAATACCGGAACGAGCTCGTCGCGGAAGGCAAAAAGCCTACGACGGTGAACCGGTATCTCACCAGCCTGTTTGCGTTTTTCAAAAGGTGCGTAGCATTGGGTTTGATTGCACGTAACCCGGCAGACAGTGCATTGGTTAAACGATTGCGGATGGCCGATACCTCAGTAGGCAAAGCGATTGCACCCGAACACATTGCCGAAATGATTAGCCTTGCAAGCAAGCACGACAACCGTTTGATTGCATTGCGCGACGTAGCATTGCTCAAGGTTCTATTGTATGCCGGCCTACGGCGCAACGAGGCTTGCCATATGCAATGGTCTGACCTGATTGTTGAAGGCGGTCATACAATTGTTATACTGCGTGACACTAAGGCTCAAACCGATCAGCATGTAAAGCTGGCCCCTATCGTAGTTGAGGCACTCACCGCGTTGTCGGACGCATTAAACGGCCAGTTTGATTATGTGTTTGTCTCGCTGCATCACAAGAGCAGATACGGCAATCAGATCAGCAGTAAGGCCGTGCGCGATGTAGTGGTGCGATACGGCGAGATGATTGGCCTAAAGATCACCACACACCAGTTACGCCATACATGCGCTACGTTGGCCATGGAAGGTGGAGCGAAACCCCAACAGGTTCAATCTCATCTCAGGCACAAGGATATCAAAACGACCATGCGCTATTACACTGAACGCGATGCCCTATCGGACAACGCAACCGATTACATATCGATTGGAGTGGGCAATGAGTGAGCAAACGCCCGGAGAGCGCATTAAAGAGGTGCGTGAGAGTTTAGGTTTGAGTCAGCGCACGTTTGCCGGTATGATTGGAGTCACGGCTATCGCGCAAAACCGGTGGGAACGCAACAAGGCAGAGCCATCTGAAACCATCGTACGGTTTGTCGAATTGATTGCAACATTGAAACCTGGAGCAGATTGGCTTAAATTGTATACGTCGTAACCTTTTGGTTTACGGTAATATGATAGCAGTCGCTGATCGGGTCGTCCGGTTGGCGGCTGTTTTTTTGTATATCACGTAATGACATTGTATATGTTATGCTATACATTTGCCAACTGGCAATTCTTTTATAGTAACTTTTTTTCAAGTAACAGACGGCTACACCCATCAGTATTTGATTGCCCCTACCCCTCAAAATTTCATGTGGTGAAAGATAAAAAGCAACTATATTGCTATTTTTGCAGTAATATAGGTGCATACCACGCAAAAATCTTTCATAAAAACCCTAAAAATTAGACGGCTACACCCACCCGAAATAAATTTGCATTAGAATATGTGCAGTGTATATTACACCACCCCCACAAGGAGATGGCTATGACAGAGATTGCAAGTAGAGTAGCAGAGAACATTCAAATATTGTTGGATCGACTCTCCATGTCACAGACGACGCTGGCGGAAACCAGTGGCCTGAACCGCTCGACAATCCAAGAAATAATCAGCCACCGCACAACGCCTAACATTCAAACGCTCGACCAGATTGCGAGAGCGTTGGAGGTTGAGCCGGCGACGCTGATGAAATCTGGATTGGAAAAAGTAAAACTCACCGGCATCAAAAAAATTGATACAGCGATTGCCGAAATAAACAATAATTTGTATAAGGGGCCATCGGCCAAAAAAACTATCGGTAAATATTTTGCGCCCGACTACTGCCTAAAATATGCAGACCGGCCAGTAGGAGACCCCCTGCGAGTTGGGCCTGGTCTGGACGAGGAACTCAAGGTAAACCACACGATAATCGAAAGCCAGCAGCCGATGGCGATCATTCGCACTGCGTGGGTCACGGGCAAACAAGTGCATACACTTTTGGAAGTTCGCCGCAATGCCAACTCACTGGATGACACTATAGCGGCGGCGCTACGTGCCGATGCCCATTTCCAAATCGCACAACTGATAGATACGTGGATGCTGGCTCATTCCGTAGACCACGTTGCAAATGAAGCTGCGCCAATAAAAATAGAGAGGAGACTGCTCAAATATTTAAACAACAAATTCGAATAGCATAAAAAAGAGGCCCACGCGGTGCTGATACACCGTGTAGGCCGGTAACAATCCACCCATCTCGCAAAAGAAAGTAGGAATGTTGTGAATATATTACTGAACAATCGTGCAATAGTCAAGTGGCTAAAGTTGCACGGCTACACACTCGCCCTCACCCTCACATCGCTTTACGTTGTCGCGTTTCTGATTGTGCCTTTTGTTTGCGAGGTGCTGAAATGACAGAGATTCGCACCTTTCCACCTAAAATTATTTTTGATTCCAAAGTTGTCGAGATCACCAAAGGCAAAGATAATCGCGGTGACCCGACCACGATTTTGCCGGACGGCACGGCGCACGACCTCATTCTCAATTACGACACGCCGCTTGAAAAGGATGGCAAATACGGGCCGTATTACATCTACAGCGTAGACCATTCCGGCATCACCCACACCATGTTCGCAAACCCCCGTCAACATGAGGCGATACAGAATGCCGGTGGACATCGAGGCTCAACGATCCATATCCAGTGTGACCGCGAGGAATTCACGGGTAGAGACGGCACACAAAAATGGGCGCCGGTCTGGACGGTTACCTGCACGGCTGCGCCCAATACCGCAGATACATTTTTAGCCTCTGAGGATGCCAAAGCGTCGGCTGAGAAAGCGGCTGAGGCGCTCTATGGCGAGCAACCAAAAGAAGAACAAGCTGATCTGTTGGGGGGTGATCTGTGAGTTTGCCCGAAGTTGGTTTTCGCCCTGACACACCCACCGCTTTAACAATTATCGACTGCGCCATTTGGCCGTATACGGTACAAGCCGGAACTACCCAAGCCAAGTTCAAGACGGACGCCCATTCTGCAATCCTAAAAGAGCTACAGCCGATGTCGATTGGTCAAGGCGATACCATACAAGTAACGGCCAGCAAAGGCAGCGACGGTAGTGTAAAGTTTGCGGTTGAAATGATTGCACGACATCGACCGGAACCCAATACCGAAGAACATGCCGAATGGAAATTTGAAGGCATTGTGATGATGATGCGCCGTTGTATTGCCTCTGCGATTACTAACTGCAAGGCGAACAACTTGGAGCCTACATCGGAACTGGTAGGCCCGATGGCTACGGCAATGTTCATCCAGAGTTGCAAAGCGTTCGACGTGAATTACCTAATCGGTGATCCGGATGATTTGCCGTTCTAAACTGATCGTGCGTGGAGCCATGCCCAATCTCAATACGGTGATAGCTGCGACTAAAAAGCATTGGTCGCACTACTCCAGAGAGAAAAAGAAATGGACTCAGATGGTGCGTGTGGAGGCGTTGGCCCAGAAGCTCACGCCAATCACGCAACCGGTATGGGTCAGGTCAGAATATTACTCAAAAAACAGACGTGCTGATCCGGACGGAATACGCATAGCAGCAAAGTATATCCTCGATGGATTGGTTGAGGCAAACGTGCTACCCGATGACTCGCAAAAATGGATCATCGGTTTTGTGGATCGGTTTGACGTGGATAAAAACGACCCACGTATCGAGGTCGAACTGATGCCGGAGCCGGATGGTTTATGAGCAAACAACTGCTGGTCGAAAAAACAGATGGCCATCTACACAACATTCACGCAGATCAGATCGTGGATGTGGTGCCGTCTGCGGAACCCGACCGGCAACCGTGCGCCATCATTATGCGTTACGGTGATCCGGTTTTGTTATCAGAAGAAACAAATGTGATACAAATCATTGAATGGTGGATAGAAAACTTAGAAACGTCACGTAAGCGCATGGGGGCCGGAGATACCGGCTGCGCTTAAGTGACTTGGGGGTGGGCCGTTCTCCTCTGCGGCTTGCCCCGTCTAATAAAAAATTGGAGAAAGAATGGAAGAGTACACCGCAACAACACTAGAACGAGCCAGACACGTCCTTAAAAGGTTTCCACTTTCGGACGGTGCAAAAATGGCAGTAGGTAAAGATCTGGAATACGGATATACATGGGCCGCGCTACCCGAAAATAAACGTGCGCTGGTGGCTACTATGCCACCGCTCAAACCAGGCGTGTTCACCGTTTTTACTACAGAAGGTCACACCTTAAATCTCACCGGCAACGCCCTAACCCAGATGATAACGAATGCCAGAACAAGACACAGAAACACGAAGGCCCGTATTGAGTCTTATAGATCACGCGAGGATAACCCTACACGATTTACTGGAACAGAAGGAACTGACTACACCTCCAGCGCGAAACGTCAGCAACGAGACTACGAGGCTGGCATTAGAAATACTTTCCGAATTGCTGGATGGGGCGACATGGAATTCACCTTTGCTGATGAAAGCAATAACCGAATTGATAGAACAAGAGGTGAAGTGGTTGCAGCGACAGAGCATTCATCACCAATGGCGCGAAGAGAACAAACCGATAGCGGCACGACGCTACGAGACACCCGGCCCGGCACCGCTGAAATTGTCACACGCGGTAAATCAGCGGCTTACGGAAGTGGGCCTCCGCTACAACCACGACAAGAAAACGTGGTGTGGGTGGCAGACGGACGAGATGGTGATAACCGCAAACGAATTGTTGTCCGTGCAAGGCAAAATGATTTAACAGGTGAATTATGAAACCACGCAAATTCGGATGGGCAGATAAAGCTGCTCCATATAAAAGCTGGCGCTATCAGTGGAACGTGTCTGGTGTGCATGATGTGGATCAAATAGAATGGCGTGGTGACTACCCTGTTGCCTTACTGGAGTTGACCACTAATCCAACGATCAATCAGGCGGTGAAAGACCGTGTAGCGCACCGTCTCTGGTTCCAATTTTCCGGTAAAAAGCTACGCCATGTAGCAAAGGCAGTAGGCGTTCCGTTTTACATCGTATTAATGGATTTAAACGTGGAGAACATAACAGTATGTCACCAAACAAGTCCGGACGCAAGCTGGGTCGATATGTCAAGAGATGTCTACCGGCACTGGCTCTCATCATTGGAGCCATTGCGATCTACCGAAGATACAAACGCAAGCAAGACTACGAACAGCCCATAGGATTGTAAAATGAGCAAAGATTTGACTGATGAGCAGATGGCAAAACTAAAAAACAACCCACCCAAAACGATCCAAGTCTTTGATCGTGAAACGGGTAACGATTTTCTGGTAAAGGAAATCACCGTCCACGATTGGGGTTTGGAAGTCGACATCGAAGTCTACAGGATGGATTAAACAATAAACTCGTAAAAGAATCAGGATCATACTATGCCGGATGAAATAGAAATCGAATATGAACTAACCATTCCAGTTGTAATCACTGCCGACATTTTGGGCGAAAACCGTGATGCTCGTTTTGACGAGCCGGGTGAGTGCCAGTATTCCGGCGACATCAAAATAACATGGAATCAGGACGACATCACAAACAAAATTGACAAAGACGAAATTGAAAGTTTGCGGAAAGCAATTGATGATGAAATTAATTACAGAGGGGCAACCAATGGATAACAGGAAATACAGAGATGTGGACATGTCGCCCGTCACGCCGGCACAACAACGAGTGCTGGATGTAATACGGCGACACTTGGAGGAACATAATCGCACACCAACCATCCGGCAGATATGTGAAGAGCTTGGACTCAAGTCTACGTTCAGCGTGTTCACGCAAATCACTCGACTACAGCGTAAGGGCCATTTGGCTGAAGGGCCAAGAGTTGCACTCAGTGACCGGTATCGAACGGTCGTATTGGAGAAGAGCGAATGAGCAAAATGGAACCGTTACTACTCACCCCTGATGAAGCTGCTGAAGTTTTGCGTATAAGCAAATCTTATCTCTACGATCTTAAATCAAGAGGCGATATTTCTTTTATAAAAATTGGAACAAATTTACGTTTTAGGCGTAGCGATTTAGAAAAATTTATTGAAAAAAAGGCGAAACATACGGAGCGTATTTTAAAGCAACAGGAGTTCGTTGTGTAAACACTTTCGATCATAATTCGATCAGTAGCGCATTTCATACCAAAACAACCACCTACGAATTGACGTAAGTGGTTGTTTTTTATGGTGAGCCCGGCGCGAATCGAACGCGCGACCAATTGATTAAAAGTCCGTACAACACTCAATTACAAGCCATGTAAAAACAATACATTATAAATCATATCATTGTGTGCCAACGGTTTACATAAATCATGTCATTACTCTCGCTTACTCTCGCTTACTCGTTTTTGGACTTGACTTCGATCATAATTCGATCAATATTTGTGTATGCTTTAAACCCACACAGGAGCTTTAACAATGGCTAAACCCAAAGTTTATCACGTTGGACAAATCACCGTTAAACAAAGACCTAAATCTTCGCCGTATTATTACGCATGGTGGTTTGATGAAAATCAAAAGGAACATTTACGATCAACAAGAACCACCAATTTAAAAAAAGCATTACAACGGGCTAAAGAAATAGATGATGCTATAAACGGTGGCACAATAGAAAAGGTCGAAGAGGTAAAAAAAAACAGAGGCGTGACCTTTGCCCAAGTGACCCAAGAATACTTCAACGGCGAAACGCAAAACACGAAGAAGTTGCGTAAGCGTCGCCTTAAGGCCGTGACCGAAAAGTCTGCTGCTACGGTAAAAGGTGAGCAATCATTTGCGAGAACCATTTGCGCTCATTTTGGCGACCAGCCTGTAGCATCCATCACGGCACTGGACATCACGAAATGGCTGACCAAGATGTCGAAAAAAGGCGTGAGAAAGTTAGACGGTGGATGGACACCCAGCACCCGTAATCGCCATAAATCATTTTTCAGTTGTGTGCTACACTTGGCCGAAGAGAAAAACTACATCGCACGGTGGCCGATGGATGAGGTAGACCATGTAGACGAATTGGTCGATGAAAAGGATTTGCCCACACAAACAAAGTTTGACCAGTTATTGGGTTATTTGCCCCCCTACGTTTCGCTGATAATGAGCCTAATGCGGTATACCGGAATGAGGGCCGGTGAGCTACATAGCCTTGTTTGGCGAGATATAGATTGGACGGATAATGTTATCGTAATCCGACCAAGCAAAGAGAAAGCGTCAAGGGGTCGTAAGATACCAATGAATGACTACGTAAGGCCCACACTGGATAGCTTACGCGGTGGCAATTCGTGGGTAAAGGAAAATAGCGGTCACAAGGTGCCTACCATCTTTTGGCCGTCTGACGAAAACCTGGACGATTTAATCATACCCCCTATCAATATATATAACACACTCAAACGTGCGGTCCACCAACTTCTAGAAGATACTAAGCATTTAAAAGGCGAGGATCGGTGGACAATTAAAAAGGTCAATCGGCACATGATGCGACATTTGTTTGCTACCGATGGATCAGACAGGGGTATGCGTGATTCTGTCTTGATGGATATAGGTGGATGGAACTCTATCACGATGTTACGTCGCTATCGCCAAGAATCAGCCAAGCGCAATCAGGAAGAGATGCAACTTTTGAATGGCATCGCCGGTAAACCAAAACCAAAACTAAAAGCGGTCAAATCAGCCTAACACAAAAGCCGCACCGGGCGTGGCAACACCCACACGGATTGCCACAGTTTGTAAAAGCCCGGCACGGCCATTTGTTACTTGGCGTGGGCATCTACATAGGCTTGCCCCAGCACATATGCGGCGGCTACGAGTGCAATGGGCCATGTCACCTCTACAGCACCGGTCCCGGCGGCTGCACCGATTGCAGCGGTTACACCGAGTTTTCGGCTACCTAATTTTTCCTTTAAATCATTCAGAATTTTCATCGTTATCGCTTTCTGCACTGGCATCTGCCTGTAGGCTCTCCAGTGCCGTTATTGCGCCTGATTGACGCTGTATCAGGGCATTGAGTTCTGTTGCTTTGGATTGCGCCTCCTGGAGCATCTTTAAGGCCTCCTGGCGGTTCGTTGTTAACTCGTCGATTTTGTCTGCAACACTTGATTCGGTCATCTCACTCTCCTGTGGGTTTTGTTGGTTTATCGACCTCGTTTTTTGCTTTTTGACTTGCCCTTTTTACGCGCCTTTTTAGCGGCCTTCTTGCCGGCTGTTGTATAAGCGTAATGTTTACCGTCTACGACAGGTGACATAGCTAATCTCCTTTTTTAACGGCGAGTAAATCGAGTTGTCGTTCGATTCGTAATGCGCCTAAT